AATGCTAGTTCCAACCCTGTAAACTCAGCTATGATAGAGCCATTCATTATCTGTACAAACTTAGTAGACTGGCTATTACCTTTAAAGTCAGCAAATGTAACTCCTGTCTCTGGTGTAGGGTCATCCATCTCTGCTGCCCTAATAGTAGAAGCATCTACTGCATATACCTCTGCTGGTAGTCCTCGTCTGTCAGGTACTACCTCAAAGTTAAGTTGGTCATAAGTTAGGGAGTCCCTAGTCAGCTTACGTAACAGTGTATCAAAGTTATCTCTACTAGGGTCATACGAGAAACCACAGTTTTCTAAGAATGACTCTAAGGATAGAATCATACTCATCTCTTCATCTGTGGGCGTTGCCTTAGGGTCACGTAGAGTTATCTCAAACCCTACCCCATCTTTAGTAAGTCTGGCTGGTTGGGAAAAACTAGCCACTTGGTTAACCCGTGTTGTAATAATAGAAGCAACCACTGAATTTCGTACTGCCATCTTCTTCAATGTATCGAATGTTAATGATGATGGCTTATCCTTGAACCCTAGCTGGGTTACTAACGATAATGGATCTTCTATGATAAACTTAGGGTCACGTGCTCTTTCAGATTTCATTATGTCTTCTTGCTGACTCATAGACTTTGATAAGTCCACAGAAGAGTCAGAGTATTCAGGTATATTTACGCTTAGTAAATTACCTAGTGCGCTCCAAAGCCCCATTACTAGCACCTCCTACCATAAATTAAAAGGGGTATACACATTATTCTCTTAGAATAAAATTCAGAAAGAAAATAAAAATAGCATACACTTACGTGTACGCTACTTACCAAGAGACATATTGTCACTTGCCTTATTATCTTCTCTGGTCTGCTTAGCCTGTCCAAATGAGCCATGCTTATCCTTCTTCTTGTTATCCTTCTTCTTATCGCCTTGTTGCTTACTCTTCTTATCCTTTTCATCCTGCATACGCTTTTTCTTCTGTTCCTGTAGTTTCTTAGCGTACTCCCCTACATGAATAACATGCTTAGTACCCTCAGAATGACCTTCCATTTTCTCTTTCTCTTTTACCTTCTTCTTACGTGCACGTTTATCTTGGGTAGCTACTTTCTCAGCTTGTTCCTGATTCTTCTTAGCTTCCTTACGTCTTTCTCTTTCCTGCTCACGTAATAGTACATCTTTCTTTTCTTCCTCATTCTTCTTAGCGTGGTCTGCAAACTCACTACGTACCCACTGTTTACGAGTTATAGTTCTGCCATCTCGTACATAAGTAAGTATCTGTTGTACTAGTCCATTACGGTCACTCTTACCTTTCTGAATGTCCATAAGCTTAGGGGATATTACTAGCAAAGTGTCATCATTCATGATAATCCTCCTAATTTATAATATTGAAATCGTCTACTATTGATTTCTCAATAGGCTTGTCTGCTTTACTGTTCTTGTCCTTCTGTCCTAGGAAATCCTTAGACATCTGCCCAGACCAGTCCACGTGTACTCCAGTATGGTGAAACATCTCACACAAAGCCATAGACATTGTATCTTCATTGGCTTTAGGGGAAGCATAAAGCTTCCTCCTAGAACCAACAACATCAGGGTCTGTATTAGGGTTTGCTACTGTAAACTCTCGTTCAGTGTCTAAGTAGTCTTTTACAGCCTTCCTAACTTTAGCATCAGGGTGGCTCACCATAGCTTGACCATCTTTGCTATATTTTACCGTACCCAATTTTCCGTCTTTGTGAATAACTACCTTCATGCCTTGCTCCCTCCCAAATCAACGAATAAGCCTAGAGATTTTTTAGCTGAAGTTCCATGTTGAATTGACTCTGTTCGGCTCTGTCCCTTCTGTCCTAAGAAGTCAGGTCTATTAAAGATGGACTGCATTGCACCAAATAGCTCTGGATAGTGTTGCTTCATTGTGTGGTATTGCCAACCATAAGATTCCATTGGTCTAGTGCTTGTACCAACCTTATAGTTTTGACCTTCACTGTTAGCAGTACCAAAGCCTTTTTGTGAGTATTGCTTATGCATTTGTTCAGCCCAGTCATCCATAGAGGTATCTTTCTTACCTGGATTCATATCCTTCCAACGTTGGTAAGAGTGGATAGCGTTACCATAACCTGCTACTGATTCAGCCCAGTGTTCAGTACCATGCATACCCTCAACGCCTTGGAACTTCTTATCGTACATCTTACCTGTATCGTTGTCAGAGTGTACATAATCAGGGTTGAGCTTCTGATACTCTCCATATACACGCCCTTCATAGTTGGACATCCACTCATCTAAAACATAAAAATACTTTCCTTCCTTGCTGTATCTAATCTCCTTATCAGGGTTAGACTGTTCAACTTTCTTCTTATAATGTTCAGGAACAGTATTTAAATGGTCACTAGCATAAGTAGTACCGTGTCCTTTATCCCAGTTTAGATAGGAGTCTCCACCACTTAGGAATCTGTCAATGGCGTGGGCAGATTCATGCACCATGTTCTCCCCTATACTCCAGTGTCCATACTTAGCACCCTTAATAGTAGGATGTTCTGTCTTCTCTGGTATGTGGTCATGTGGGTGGTCTTTGAATACAGACTTATCATGGTAGTACTGAGAATCTAGGTAAATGGCGTTGTCCTTACCATTGTAGTTAGCCCCTGTATGAGCATTACCATGTGCATCTACATCAGAGAACTTAACCTTCATACCGTTGGCTAACAGGTGACTCATTAAGTCAAACGGTATATGAGTTGTAGATGAATGGAGATGGTCTGTAAGTTTGGCTATACGCTTGTCATGGTCTTCATGTGTAATACCAGTCTTAACATGAATAGCATTCTGTAATAGCTCCTTACGTGCTTGTGCTTTCTCTCCTTCTGTCCAGTTCTTAGCTGATTCGTGTAGTACATAAGGGTCATAGGGAGCATCTGGTGTAGCTTTACGGTCTACTCCTATGTCTGCTGCTTTAAGGTAATCCATAGCACTCTTAGACTTCTTATCCTGAATCTCATCCTTGAATACCACAGCCTTAAAGTTAGGGTCATTAGTCTTGATAATATCCCCTGTAGGAGATACCGGAACATTCCACTCTTTAAGTAGGCTTCTCATAGTACCCTTAGTCATATTCATAGACTTCTTCACTATGTCACTAATCTTACCTGAACGGTTTGCATTGTTCCATAGCTTAGTGAAGTGGGACTGCATGACCTCCCCGACCTCTGGAGTGTAGTTCTTTTCGAAATTCTCGTTTAGGGCTTTTTCTATCTGGTCTGCTGGCTTCTTCTGTAGGGGAACCTCCTTCGCCTCAACCTTCTTCTTCTGTTCATTCCCTTTTCTCAAATCGTCTACAAAGTCCTTAACCTGTTGTAGAGGGACTTGAGATTCGTTCCACCCTTGACCATCTTCCCCATAGTCGATAACGGTTAGTACTGCTTCTCCATTATCATTCTTCTCCATCATAGCAGAGCCACTACCACCGTTACCATGCCATTGCCACTCTGTAGTACGGAACTCATCATCTTCAGGTCTTTTTAGGTCTCCCATACCCTTGAAGCCAAAAGCATGACGTAAGAATTTACCCATAACCTTATTACCAATACGCATCTTCATCAGTCTATCAGCATCTACTTCTTTCTGATAAGGCTTCATTCTCTCCTTATCTTCAGAGAATACTTTTACTAGAGCGCCTTTTGCATGCATATTGTTAATACCTTCATGGTCAGAAGTAGTTCTGTTCTTAACTGCATCGTGGTCACTGTATTTGTCTAGTGCATCCTCTACGTCCTCTTGAGACATATCAGACACAAAGCTCTTAATACGGTCACGTTCTTTAGCTTCTTCAGGTAGGGAAGCAATACGCTCCTTCTCACCCTCAGTAAGAGAACCATCAGGATTATGAGTTAGTATCTCAGGGTGCTTCTCTAGATGCTTCTTGAACTTAATCATATTAAGATGGTGCTTAACTCCTGCCATCTTATCCTCTGTGATAAGTGGGTCTTCATCAGCAATACCAGCATCCTTCATTAGCTTATATAACTGTTCTCTTGGCATATTGGCTAAGATAGTGTGTACATCATTGCCACCTGCTTGTGCAGGAGATGGCTTGATACCTTGTTTCTTATCTTCTAACTCTTTTTTCTTAACCTTAGTTGCATTTGTATCTTTAGTAGGCAAGTACTCAGGGTTAGTCATGATGTGTCTATTTTCCTTTAGATACTTCTTCAAACGAGTAACGTTCAGTAAGTGCTTAATAGGCTTCATGTTTTCCTTTACATTAGGGTCGAATCTAGGGTCTTTCTCATCCTTATCAATGATACCTAGCTTACGCATAAGCTCATATGAACCCTCTCTGTCAGCCTTATCCCACATATTCCAGAACTCATTCTCATTATCTGTACCTGTCAATGGCTTCTCAATATCCTTTTCTTCCTTATTATTGTGTGCACCAATAAGGTGAGGATTCTTCAATAGATGCTGTTTTAGAGCCATTACAGCATTCTTATGGTCAATAGCTTCATGGTTATTTCGCTTCCATTCAATACCATGTTTGTCTAGCATATCATACTTCTCTTCTTTAGACATCTTCTTACGAACATGATGGTCTACATACTCTTCACGAGACATCTCACTAGGGTTTTTAGAGGAAGTAGGCTTTGTACCTTCCAGTGAAGGCTCTTGGTGTAGTGGGTGGGACTGTATTTGGTGGTCATCGTTTGGGTCTACCCATTGCATACGAGTAAAGGTTCTTCCATCTTTACCTTTTACCTGTACCGCACGCTTCACGAGTTTTCCCCTATTCAAAGTCCTACCAGTTTTCGGTGCTTCTGCCTTGCTAATGTCAACAACCAAACGATTCGATTTCGACAAAGAACTTGTATAACGTCTTATGTCAGAATTCGTTTTGCGCTCATAGTTGTCGTCAAACACCTCTGGGTGCATCCAAGCATCCCCTTGACTACTTCTACCTTCTCTACCGTGCTTATAGTGAGGTACTTTCTTAGCTGTTCTCTTTAGCTCTTCTGCCATGTATTTCACCTACTTTTTCTGAAGAATGGTCATCATTTAGTGTTTTCTTACCATACCAGTACCCTAATCCTCCAAGCATGAAAGCCTTACCAAAGTGTCCTTCTCTACCCTTTACATCATTCTTGTATTGAGGGTCTATAACACTTTCAAGATTATAGGACTTACCATTTTGAAGTGTAGCGAACTGCCAAGAGTGTTGGAGGTCATCTATACTTTCATACCCACTCTTCTTTAGTACATCAGACAGGTCTATTTTATTTTCCTTACAGAATCCTTCTAACTCTGCTTTAGCTACTCTTAGTTGTTTGTCGTCTGAAAAGTCGAATCCTTTCTTAGCCCATGCATAGGCACCAATACTGATGTTGGCAGTTAAGTTGATACCTACTTTGTGACCTCCTGATAGGTGCTTCCACAACTGTTCACTTCTGTTATATACAGTGTTGGCAACCCCTTTACCATGATATTGAGATTCTAGATACATCTCATCATTGTGTACCTGCAAAGTACCCTCTTCATCATAGTGAGCTGAACGTATGATGTGTCCCATCTTCTCACCGTCTTTATCGTAAAGGGACATGTTTATACCACAGTTTACATTACCCTCATCCTCGAATAGGTCGTATCCAGATAGGGATGCTGTCCATTCACCCTTAGGGTCAGAGAATACATCTTCTATACCTGATTTAGTAACATCCTTAAAGATGTGCTTAAATTCCTTCTCTGGGTTAAGACCATCCTCTTGAGCATACTCTGTATCCTCTTTGAAGATAGAATCATCATACATTGAAGCCCCAGTAGTAAGTTTGTTCAAGTCCAAGCTACCTTCTTTACCCATACGCTTGTTAACTTCCTTCTCAGGTAAGTCACTTCCCACCACATTTAGACTAGGCTTTGCTTCTTTGCTATCTAAGTGGTCTTTTACGTATTCATGTGGTATCTTGTGTGCATGATCCATTAGGTGCTGAGTAACCTGATGCTCTGCTACATGAGGTGCCCTACGTTGTCCAGTAGCCATTGCTAAGTCATTCGCTTCATCCCTATGATTGGATACAAAGTGGTTAACCATAGAATGCTTCTGTTCAGGGTTCATACTGTTTACCCTAGCTGCATGAGGGTCTTCATGTCCTTCATGTGAAGTCTCCATTACTGGTTTACCTTTATCAGGATTAATCCACTGCATACGAGTGAATGTACGTCCTCCTTGACCTTTTACCTGTACTGCACGCTTGACTAGTTTACCTGTATTAAGTACCCTTGCCTTAGATACATCTATTATTAGTTCCAATTTAACCCACCTCCAGACTTCTCTTTAAATAAAAATAAGCCCTTACTATTGTAAGGGCTTACATAATTAAAATGCTACATCTTCTAAATTGTCTACTGTTTCGTCTCCAAAATCTTCCCACTTAGCCATCTCTGGTGCACTAGCTAAGTCACTGTTAGTCCAAACTACGTCTTGTGCACGTCCTGGTGTAAACATACTCTGTTTACCTGAATCATCATCTCGTGCTACAAACTTAGCATCTCCACCATACTGTCCATTCCATTTAAGTAGTGTATAAGCCATTATATAAACCTCCCTGTGATTAGATATACTATGGTTTGTATAATTCCTCCAAGAGATAACCAAAAGATTATGAAGAATATACAAACTGATGTTAGATGCACAATGAACTTGTCATCCTGTTTCCACTGGATAATTGTAGCGCCTAGTATTGCCCCTGTACCTAAAAATAATCCTATACAAACCACTAAAAGTGTAATCATTCCAATTCCTCCTGTAATAACTCAAAATTCTTATTTAGAATACTCATAATTCTATATACACTGGCTGAGCTTAGTGTTCCACCTCTAAGCACCACTTCATTTAGATAGCTATTAACTTCACAAGCCATAGCATAAATACCTTTACTAGATGTATTTATTTTTAACCCTACTACTGTTCCCTCTCTGATGTACCTATACTGTAGTCCTGCAAAGTGGGCATCTATTACCTCCTTAGCTGCTGCTAAGTAGTTCTCTTCAGTAGCCTTTAATGTTAGAGAACCGTCCATGTAGTTCATTCTTCTCACAGACATCATATTCTCAGCCACTTGTTCTAGGGTTAAATTGACTTTATTAGTTAAAGTAGGATAATTAGTGATTGCATCAAATACCACCTGTGAGTTATCTCCACACTGTCTAGCTTGTGCTATGAACTCTTTAAATCTATAGACAAATGGGAGGGAAGGCATTGGTTTAGTGGGGTGAGAGTAAATCCAAGTCCCTCTTAGTATTCTAGGATTATTGTATGCTTCTGGTACTAGGGTAATAGTCTTTGGTGCTACACGTTCACAAGTCATGCGAATCTCTCCATTCCTTCTGATTTTTACTTAAAAGAAAGAGATTCTCAAAACCTCTCTCCTGCATAAGAAAAGGTCTCCGTGTAGAGACCTTTACTTAACAAAAATATATTCCATTGCATGAACAGCTACAATTACCTTCTCTGTCTTCTGCTCATCGGTGTATCCTATAAATGTTCCTGTCTTAACTCCACCCTGTAGGTGTGAACGCAGTGTACTAACTGGCTCTTCAGTATAGACAATACCTGTGATTAGCTGAACCTTTGTCATAGCCATGTATAGCCCTCCTTACATTAATATAAGGTGGAGCAACAATATACTCCACCTTGTGTACCTTGGAAGTGCTTAAGAACGCCACTCTTGAGGGTTAGAACCATGCTTCTTAAATAGTCTTCTGACTAAATCCCTTACCTCGTAACTTCTGACGATGTTCTCTAGGGATTTCATCTCAATATACTGGAAGTATGGTGCGCCCTGTAAGAGGTCAATGATATCACTGAGACCATTCTTAGTCGGAGCATTTCCTTTAAGGTCTATTTGGAATGGAGAAGTATCTCCTATTAAAAATATTCTAGAATTCTCTGCCCTTCTAGATACGATTGTTACTAACTCTTTAGTATTCTGACATTCATCGACTACTAAGTCAGTATTCATTGCATCCATACCTCGAACAAATCCTAGAGGAAGTACTTCAACATATCCAGCTGTATTAAGGTTATTGAAACCTGCTTGGTGATTTCTGTCAAAATATTGGGTGTAGTTACGAAGAGTAGGAATCATCTTCTCATTAATATCCCCAGGTAAGAAACCGTATTCCTCTTCACCAGCGTTTACAGCAGGCTTAGAGATTAGTATCTTATGCACATCTGGGTCTGGTTTCCAGTTTCCACTAGCAAGCAAGTGGTCTGGTACATGAACATTACTTAGATGCTTCTTAATCAATGCTTCAACAATGGTAGATGTTTTACCTGTTCCCATTAATCCATCCACCGCTAGTACTGTGATATGTTCTGATTGGATTGCATCTTTATACAGTCTTAGGTCACGGTTTGGTGCTTTTGTGTCTTTAAGCGGTCTGATACCATCGACAGTCTTGTCATAGATACCTTCTAGTGCTTTAGAGCCACCTTCACAAACTACGTAAACTGCTGTATTGAGAGGTAGTGAGGCTTCAGGTACGATAGGAGTACCAAATTGCAAGAACTCCTTGTACGTAGGCGTGTCTACTACTTCTGTATGTTCCCAGTGCTTCATCTATCACCACTCCTTTATAATACTAAAAGTCCTTTCAAATAACCAGCACTCATATAGTCAGAGAGAGTATTGCCTGTGCTAGACAACTAAAACTCCATCCACTGTATTATTTATTAGGGTCTCTGTAGTAGCCTTCAGGGATAGTCCAAATAAATCATTATCCCTCAAGATAACCTTAGACTTAGTGTTGTTTAATATGAATGGCTTACTCATAGTAGATTGAGCTATATTATCCTCTACTATTAGATAGAGACCATTGAAAGACTCCTGTATATTCAATAGACCCCTGTTTGCGAATACAGGATTGATATATCTAAATACATTATCTTTAACTATAACGGATTCTGATACATTACCTACATCTAACATGAGACTATCCTTCTTCTCTATCTGACAGCCTTCCATTCTAAACCTCTTCATACTACCAATTGCTAGTAAAGTGTTATTCTGGTCTGGACTCTTTATAGTGCAGTTTATCATGTCCACCTCTCCACTGTTATCACTGTTAGCGGAGAATGCAATAGTAGGGATATTGTTAAAGAGACAATCTCTTAGAGTCCCACAAGGGAAGCCTATACCATTCTCAATCTTATTGAACGTGATATTGTCGAATATCCATCCTGACTTAGGCTTATTAAGGTTATAGATTAGGTAACTCTTATCTTTACCCTCAAAGGAGCAATTGATAAGTGTTTGTGGCTCATTCTTCAGAGTAAGAGTATTAATCATGTTGAATATAGCTTTTTGAGAGTCATTTAAGAACTCACATCCATCTAGTCTTAGAGTGTAAGCCACCCCTTGGTCTAGAGTTACCACGCAGTTATGGAATGAACAATCCTTAACTTCCATCTTTCTGCCATATAGACCTGCATCACCTAGTGTTACATTACACCCATAGAAGCGGTTCTCTGACGTTGTTACCTCTCCGCTTATTACAACTCTACCTTGGTGTATAGTGTTCTTAGTGAAGAATGACTGGTCTACAGGGGCATTTATGGCAACACTCACATATTTGCCTACCTTGTTGAATCTATTGCCTGTTATATTCATGTGCTTCCCATTAGTGATTACTAGGTCATAACCCCAGTTGTCATGGAAGTTATTGTTCTCTATATAGAAGTGCTGGTTTAAATCATAACCATCTTCTATATCTATTCCACCTTGAGGGTCTGTTCCTATAGGAGTACTAGCATTACTTCCTCCTATATGGTGAATCTCACTGTTCGTTACATGAATGTGTTTGCCTGATAGACTCATGCCTTGTCTACGACAATGGTGTAAGTCTAGCTTATCAAAGAAGATACTCTCTGGATGAGCAAATACTCTAACCCATAATGAGTTATTTGCATCCTCTGGTATAAGACTTTGATATAAGGACACCTTTGCATAAGAAGCTCCAGTAGGAACTAGAAGGTCGTCAAAGAATTGTACTCTGTCTACTGATGAATGGAAAGAACCATCTAAGTTATAATAAACTACATCATAAAATTGAGAAGTTATATCCGAACCTAGACCTCCGTATCCACCTCCATAAACGCCCCAAGTCTTAGACCTGGCTATGGTAGGGTCACTCATCATTATCTTGGTAGTAAACCTTATTCTATTAAGGTCTGTAACTTCAGTGCCATCTACAAGACTCCAGCTACCTTTCTCACAAGTGGCTTTACGTAAATAAGCTGCTAGTGAAGGAAAAGTACCATAGCTCATTACAGCGTCCCCAGTACAGTGAGAAATCTCTAGATTGTCTATATCCAAGAATCTGCTAGCCCCTCCTACAATAATGCCATGACCCCCTTCATGGGTATCAGAGCCGATACCGTCTAACTTATAAGTGTGTTGGTCTCGGTCTCCTAAAATGATACCATTAGTTAGTCTGGCATGCCTTACTGTGTCAAAATTCACTACTGAATACCCCTCCAAATCGTTAGGGTTTATCTTTAGTGTTGACCCTGCTAAGTCTATTGTAGAATAACTCCTAGGCAAGACAGGTGTTGTCTCATCTATGAGGTATGTACCCCTAGGAAAAGATATCCTAGAATACCCCTCCAAGTCTGCCCACAACAATGCACTATTGATACCTTTAGAGGTCTCTAGAGCGTTTGTACCTTCTTTACTTATACTCCACCTATCTAGTTCAATAACATAATCAGACATCTTTCTCCCCCTTAAAAACTAAGTAAGGATATAGGTTTCTGACCTGCTTCTTAGTTGAATCCTTCAAAGGTAATAAAAGAGAGGTTTCAGGATTTCTCCCTCTAAAACAATAAAAAACCCTAAGACTAAGTGTCTTAGGGCTGGTGGTAGGTAGTTCAAGCCTACCACAGTTGACAGGTTTATATCAAAAGTTGAGTTATCTGGACACAAATCTGGGGATGTAGTCCCAGGTTCAGTTCAGTGAAGCTACTATGTGGGAAGACACATAATACCTTCATCAAAGCTCCGTGACCAACAAAACAGTTCTACGAAAGGCTTGACCAAAGCCTACTGTCCTGTACAGAGCCTTGATGAAAATATTACATAATACCTTCCCCAAGACTTCTCCAAGATACTATACCTCGTTCCTTGGTTAGCTAGACCAGTACTAGATTGGTACAGCAGGGAATCGAACCCTAATCTGGGGGAATACTAGAAGGCTGCCATTTTATGCGTTCTGTGGGTAGCTACTCCCATTACTAACATTCGGACTCGAAACCGTCATCTAGCAGAGCCTTGGGGAAAATATTATGTAATGATAGGGATTCCAGAGGTATCGGACTCACCAGTCTGCCTTTACCTCCGTTTAAGACCATCATGTGCCCCCTATGAACACTATCAATCTGGCTTGATAGAATGGTCTGCTTTTTATATTCGGTAGTCTGCTCTACCTAGTGTTAGCACTTGGAGAAATTAGAGGTAACTCCGTGCAATAAATAAAATTTACATATACATATAGTATAAGTGCTTATCAGTAGTTTCCGCTACCAATAAAGCAAAATTTGACTTTCTAACCACACATAGTATAGTTAGTATACAACACTCTTACATGTTGTGAATCCTACAAAAACAGATATGGTCTAGTGGTCATCATGGAATCTGCTACACCAATCAGGTACAAGACTTAGGCATTGACCTACGAGCCACTTAGTCTAGTTTCTAACCCTGACAGTCTACTGTCTCTTACTGTTAATGTAGGTAACGAGGGCACTAGGATTCGAACCTAGGACGGTGGTTTTGGAGACCACTGTTTTACCAGTTAAACTATACCCCCAGGGTTGTAGAGAGTTGCTACACTCTCTACTGGATGTTACAATGAGACAAACCGTTGTTGTGGTTTTTAATGGGATAGTAGACGGTGGGCTTATGCCCATGATATAAGGAAGGTGGTAGGGAATTGACCCTACGGTCTCTGGTTTTTACCGACCAGTCTCCAATTTCCAGTTCACCTTCATGGTAGGTTGGAGGTGGGGGACTCGAACCCCCTTATAACCATCACTATCGGACTCATTTGAATCAGACAGTCCTCCCATGATATGGTAGGCACTCACAATGCCTACCTCCCTGTAGCAGTGGCGTCCTAAGTCACTACTATAGGGATAATCACCTATTGTTACTCCCACTAACAATAGATATGTGCTCCCGCACAACGCTGTGAGTAGGATTCGAACCTACAGACTCCATATTTACAACCCGTGGAGTTTCGAGATGTTATAGTAGTACTACCATAGTACACATCACAGCAAATATTGGACTCTACAGTGACCTCATTATAGTCACCACTTTGGAGATAAGTAGAATCACAATTGCCCTGATAGGAGTCGAACCTACAACCATCCGCTTTCGGTATAACCTACTGGCAGACGCTCTACCGTTGAGCTACAGAGCTAGGGGTGAAGGTCAGTTTTATTAATCTACTGACCAGAGATAAGGGTACGCCTGTTAGCCCTGACGTAGGGAAGTGTGGTCACCCCTGCACACTCGTATTGTACAACGCTCCAGAGGGTAAGTATACCATAGCAGACTATGTACTAATACCTTACTACCCCAACAGATTTCGAATCTGCACCTCCCTAGCCGTAGCTAAGGTATTCTTACCTTTGAAATATGGGGTAAAGATGATAGTGGGCTTTCCACACCCACTATCGGGTGTATGTAAGCTTTCCACACTATACATACTTTCAGTAGAACAATACTTTCACGAAAACAAACCGTATTGTTTTAAAAGACAACAACATATCGCAATATGTTGTATAGGTCACTAACCAGATGACCTACGCTTCTAGCACCCTACCATCTCTGTGCTCCGTATCTGCTAGACTTCCCTGCTACTGCACGTCCTAAACCCCTTCAAACGTACTGTGTGACCCCATGTGGATACTTCCACTACCATGTCACATTTCCAACTATCAGTGATTCCTGTAGGAATCGAACCTACAACCGCACGGTTATGAGCCGTGTGCTCTAACC